CGCCTCCGCGAGCTTCGCCTTGAGCGTCTCGATCTCCGAGCTGGCCTCAGACAGGTACTGCTCTCTCATCGTGGTACGGTGCTGCTGGATGTACTCAGCGGCCTCGTTCACGTCGACAGAGCCGTTGGCGGCGACCGCCTGCCAGAGCTCCTCCACCTTGACGTCAGGATTCTTCTCTGCGGCGGCTTTGATCTCAGCGTCGAGCTGAGAGGCCACGAGTTGCTCCGTGCGCTGCTGCTGCCACTCCTTGACCGAGTGCATCTCCTGGCGGATCTGCTTGAACGCCTGAGCCGACGGGTCCTCGTGATCTCCGAAGATCTCGTTGAGCCACTCGTCGTCCTTGCTCGGCGCCTTCTCGGCCTCGGCTTGCGGCTGCTTGGCCTGGGCCAGCGTGAGTTGCTCCAGGTCGCGGATGCGCTGCATCGCTTGCTGAAGGTCGTCCTCGCGCGCGCGGAACTTATCGTTAACCTCTTTGAACCTACCGTAGGGAATGTGCTCGGGAGTCTTGGGAGCATCTGGCTCCGAGCTATCCGCCTGCGTCTCCACCACTTCTTTAACGTCTGCGGCGTCTGCAGACGAACCATCCTCCTCTTGATTAGAGTCCGGGGAGTCGTCGGACTGTTGGGGCTCCTCCGCTTGAGTAGAGACCTCGGGCTGCTCTTCGCCAGAGGCTACTGCCTCGAACTTGGCAACCATCTCGTCGTATCTCTCTTCGCTTAGAATCCCCATATCGCACCCTTACGCTTAACGCCCGTCGGCTAATGAGACCCCTCTATGGTGAGAGGGTGTGACTTATTGACGTCTGAACCGTACCAGTCATCCCAGTCATCTGAATAGTTTCTGCCCGTCCTGTGCTCGAACTGCAAGCTCTCGCGTATATTCTCGGGCTTCTCGTTCATGCGGTCTTCACGCACCATTGCGGCCTGGCTGGAGCCGTAAACCGCCAGCGCCGTGGCGATAACCATGTCATCGTGGTGCCCGCTCTGAGCCTCTGGCTTGCCGTTCCTTGAGTAGACGAAGTGGTTGGCTTCACTCTGGAATCTACGATCGCGACCGTCGAACTGCCCGTCGTAGAGCAACTCATAGAGCTTGCTCAGCATGAGCGGCCTCGAGGAGCGGTCTGTCCAGAAGCCGTACTTCTTGGTCCAGGTGTTCTCCCCGTCCCTCTGGTCAAGCTTGTGATAGATGTACGGGTAGTTCCGAAGCCTGAGCTCTTCGATGATGGTCAGCCCGTAGCTGTTGGCCTCGGGCACCACCAGCGCCTTCCACTTGTGCGCCTCGGCCAGCACGCGCTTACCGAATGCGCGTGGCATGAGGCGCTCGTAGAACGTCGCTACTGTGCTCACTTTCTTCGGGTCGGTCACGTCGATGACGCAAAATGCCGAGTAGTCCCCCTTCTCCGCGCCAGACGCAGTGTCCACGCCCATCACGTATGTGTGCCACTTTTGTGGTTTGGCGTGTTCGATGTAGCCTGGCTCAGGGGCTCCAGCCGGGAAGGCCGCGTGGAAGAAGCGACCACCGGTAGACACGAAGCTCTGCTCCGCGACGATGGGGTACTCCTGGTGCAGGATGCGCAGCTTGCTGTTGCACTTGAGCCGGTAGGTGTCGACGAACCAGTTGGCCTGTTGAGGCGTCAGCTCGAACTCCTCGACCATCTCCTCGATCTCAGGGGGGATGCTGCGCGGCTCCTTCTTCGACGCGCAGTCGGGGTCCTCGGTCCACGGGTAGAAGACCCGGTGGTACTCCAACTCGTCGTCGTTCCACATCGAGTAGGCGAAGTTCATGCCGTTCGCAGTGGTCTCGAGCACCACCTCCGGGTCGTTGCCAAGCGATGTGAAGAGCGCCGCCATCGTGTCGTCGGGGTTCTCGTAGCGGCTGAACTCACTGCAATGTAGCGCCACTGGCGTACCACCACGCGCGCCTTCGCTGTTCGCCGTGCCGATGATGATGCGTGAGTCGTGGATGAAGTGCAGCTTGTGAACCGTCTGGTGCTTGAGCGGCACACGCATGAACTTCGGCAGGTTCTCGTAGAAGCGGTGGTAGATGGGCGCGATGTTCTCGAGCACCGCCTTCTCAGTGTGCGCGATGACCGCGACCTCGAACCCTGGCCGGAAGAGCGCCTTCCAGAAGAACTTGGCAGCGACGAACGTCGAGATGCCCACCTTCCGGCTCTTGAGCACGTAGGTGAACGGGTGGTTGTCCATCACGTCTGCGAAGTCGGCCTGGATAGGGTTGGGCACCAGGGGCACGAGCTTCTTACTCTTGTTGAGTATCTTCAGGTACTTCTGGCAGAAGTACGCGAAGTCCCACGAGCAGCGCTGGAGCTCTTTGAGCTGCGCCTGCTTCAATGCAGCGACTTGATGCGCTTATTGGCCTCGGTGGCTTCCGCCATCAGCGAGCGCCAGCCCTCTCCGTTGAGGTCTTCGCCCTTGGTCTCCGTCAGCAGGCGGAGCTTCTGCTCCAGCATGCGGAGCTTGATCTCTTCCTGGTCGAGCTTGTTGTAGTCGAGTTTGCGGAGCACCTCGATGTCGGGCTCGTGCCGCTCCTTGAGACGGAAGCGCCTGGCGAGAAGCCACTGTGCGCTCTTCACGTTGACCTGCGCATCGGCGATGACGATGGCCTCCAGGTTCACCTGCGCCTTACCCTCGGCCGAGAGAACGCTCTTGAGGATGTCGTGGCACCGACCCCTCGAGGCCTTGCCCTCCCTGAGCACCGACAGGAAGTTCCACGGCTTGATGCCGACCGCTTTGGCGGTGGCTGTGCGTGTGTGCCCGACGCTGAGCATGGCGAGGATGGTGTCGAGATGCGGCAGCACGATATTGATGCATCTCTTCAGGGACGGGGTCACGCCATCAGTGGAGGTCTTCGACATTGTTCTTGTATTTCCCCACCGTCCTCTTGATGACCGAGGTCGGTGTGTTCGGGTGGGTCACGAGGTTTAGCGCCTGCAAGAACCTAGTTGTGTCTCTGGCAAGACGCTCCATCTTCTCATTCACTCTACCATGAGTGGCCAGTCCCTTCTCCCAGGTGCGCGACAGGGTGTTGTCTTGGACCATGCCAAGGTAGGCCAACAGCAACGGCTTGACAGCCTTGTCGCGCTTGGTAAGCCGGCGCCTCTTCATCATCAGGAGCGCCTCCTTGGTGTCGCGGATAGCTGTGATCTGCAGCCCCACTGCGCGCTCCACTTCGGTGAGAGACGGGTCCTTGCTGACGCACACCTCGACCGCGCCCATGAGAGAGTCCATGAGCCAGACGAAGGCAGAGCCAGGCGCCGTGTCGTACCGGAGCTCTTTTAGATTTTGCATCTGAGCGACAACTCGATGCTCTGCATCAGGCGGTGGATGCCGTGGCGCTGGGTCGACTGCAGAGCAGCCCAGGCGAGGCAGGCGGCGATGACGCGATCAGGGTCGCACTTGCGCTTCTCGCAGGCGCGCTCGAGGAAGTAGGCCGCCTGCTTCTGCGACTTCTCCGGGAGCCATGAGAGGTCGATGGAGCTGGCGCTCTTCTCGGGCTCGGCCTTCTTCTCAGTCTTCGGCTTGCTCTTGGGCTTGCTCTTCGTCGCCATCTCTGTCCTCCTTGGTTGGCTCATACGGTAAGACCCAGTCGGCGGGTCCGCAAGATGCCAGCATTTCAAAGAAGGTATCAGCAGCCATGTCGATTCGCCAGTCTGAGCGATCGTCACGCCAGAACACGAGGGCACGGCGACCATCCGTGTCACCCTTGGCCTGCTCGATGGCACGGCGTATGGGGCATCTGGCGCCACGCTTCACCTCAATCCAGAACTGCGTGTCCTCGACGTCCGCCTCGCGCGCGCCCCTGGACTGACTGTCACCGCGTCTGGCCTGGTAGCCGCGATCGGTGAAGAGGTGTGCCACTTCCCTCTCACCGCGCTTGCCCTTCTGCCGGCTGTGCCGACCGCCCACTAGAGAGCGGTGAACGTCGTTGTGCCAGCGTCGGATGTCGGCTGGCGACCGGCGCGGCGCCAAACGACCAGCACGGCGAGTGGGCCAGCGGTGGCGTTGCCGACGAACAGCGACTGACCGTTGCCACTGACCGGCGGCGTTGCCGTTGGGACCTGGATGACATTGGCCGCGACCACGATCGACGCTGCGGTGCCAGCGACCCCGATCGTTCCAGCGCTCATGTTCATGACGGTCCAGTCTGTCGTGCCGACGGGCAGGTTGACGCGGTAGGCCGTTGCGGCGAGCAGTGTATGCCCTAGGCTGTCCCAGTAGATAGGTTGCTGCGAACTGCTCATGGGTGCTCCTTGGCATGAGGGCCGAGTTCATCGGAGCATAGGGCAAAGACGTCGGTCGCGCTAGAAGTGGTCATACCCCCTGCCCCTTGATAGCGCCCGTACCGCTGCACACCGGGCATCGCCTCGACAGCTGCAGCATCTGGTTCATGTCACCACCCAGAGCGCGCCACAGACTGTCCATGGCCTCGATGCTCTTCTGGATCACAGGCACGTAGTGCCCCTTCTCGAGCCTGCACAGCGATGACAGGCTGAGACCGGTCTTGTCCTCGAGCTCTCGCAGGGTGAACCCACGTTCAGTGCGCAACTGGAGGATGTAAACCCCCAAGGTCAGCGCACCTGAGCGTCTCTCTCTATCCTTCAATGATGGCACTACTACCAACTCCTTCCCACCAGGCCAGAACGTGTTCACCGAGGTGACCGAGCGCCTGTTCGGGGGTATGCACCGAGGTGAAGACGGTTGGGCGACCGTTTTGCAGCCTTTTCCGCAGCATGTCGCACAATGTCTGCGCAGCATGGGCGCTGAGACGCTCTACACCGAGGATTCGGCCCTGCGGAGTCGTCCTGACCAGCGGGAAGACGTCATCGAAGACCAACAGCTCGGTCTGCATGGCCTTATCGATGAGTTTCCACTGTTTGGCGCCGTCATCGAGGTAGCAGCGCTTGCAGGCGGTCACAAAGTCCTCGTATTCCAGCCACATAAGGCTTTTGGAGCGCTCGCCCATGACCATCTTGATGACTGCACGGGCCGCAGCGGTGGACTTGCCGCTCTTTCGTGGCCCTGAGAGCCAGATCGAGTCCTCCGGGTTGCCGTTGAGCCACTCATAGAGCGCCTGGTCGGCGGCTTCACGACCCTCTCGGCGCTCGTAGTCGGCTGCGGACTCCTTCATGCGCCTTGGGACGTAGCAGAGGCGGCTCTCACGGAGCGACTTCTCAGCCTTTTCGCGGCATGTGGCGCAATGACTGGGCGGTGGATACCACCCGGTGGTGCCTCGAGCCTCCGGTTGCACCCATTCAGAGCAGTCGTCGGTGCAGCAGGGGGTTTGATAGGGGCGACGACACGCTGGACAGAGGGAGGATGCCTCGATCGGGTGTCCACAAGGGCACTCATCACCTCCTAGCTCGAGACCGTGAAGCGTCGACAAGGTTGCAGCAGGTGTACACAAGTGGGCCACCGACACAGGCACTGGCCAGCGTGACGCGCCAACCTCCACAGTATCACTACCGCCGGCCGCTCGTTCAAAGATCTGGCGCATGTTCATTCTCTATCCTCCTCGAAAAGTTCTAGTTGGTGGTCTGGGATGCCAAGCATCCTACGGTGCTCCTTCTGCTGCTCTACTGTGGGCTTACCCTTGGGCACCCACTCTATCTCTGTGCTATCACTAGGCTCAGGCAACCAGATGGCCCA